CGACAGGCGACAATCTTGTACCTAATCCTATCTGTCTCCGCAATATCAAACAGACCCCCAGCAGGGGGGGACTTAGTCCACCTGTTTAATGGTAGCGGAACTTGGCGAAGATCTGCCTTCAACCTCCCGAAAAGGAATTCACGGGGGCGTTTCGAAGTTATCACGGGGCGTATCGCGTAATAGCGATAGCCATCGTAATAACCCTTAACGCCCCTTATCGTGCACTCAATTCGGTAGGAGGGCAGAATCGCGTCAGAGTGGATATATGCATCGAAAACATCGTCACTCTCCGGTCCAAAGAGGCGGTATTTCTCAGGTATGAACTTGAGAATGTACGCCTCAAGGGCAGGAGGTGTGGCGATACCAAACAGAGAGCGAAACCAGTACCGTAATCGATTAAGATCACAGTACAGGTCACTCACTATAGTTGGAACCCGGTCGATCTCGACTGGGTTTATGTCGATGCCTTGGAAGCAGTCAACTCCACAGGATTCCCTAACGGGACCTGAAGAGAATGATTTACCAGAATTTACGGTAAATCCGGCTCCTTCGAGAGCGTAGCGTGTCCAGTGGTACATATACTTCGGGACTATAATATCGTCACCGAAGACCGAGATTTCCCCACGGGGGAATCTACCGGTAAGGTACTTGGACACTCCAACGCATATCGCGAAGAAGATCGCTGTTTCCAGTGCGAATGTGTACCCATTACCCATGCTCGACATCTTCTCATACTTCCAGAGAATAGTCGAGTCAGGAAGCTTTCCTAACGGAGAGCGTATGGAGTACAGATAAGAGAACCAAGCGGCTGGGATCAATTCCTCTACAACGCGTAGGGAAATTGTGTCACTAGCCGAACTCAGATCGATAGTACAGTATGTGTCGTTACGGGAACCCAAAGTGGCCAGTCTCCGGTTAGTCTGGTCATCAAGGGAGATCCCCCAACGACGGAGTCGCCGACGTAAAACGTCGTGCACTCCTAGCTGTAACATAACGTTCAGAGTTGGTTCAATCGCAATAGGACGGTCTTTACGACCGTCTTTAGGCACAGTAGTGATACGATTCCCCGGGACAATACGGAGGACCTCAGACCAGAATTTCTCCTGGTTAAGGATGCTCCATCTATCCACACGGAAGGACTCCCTATAGGAGTCTTCCAGGGCGCCGATCCATCTCTGGTCGGCTTGAATCATATCAATAGCATGTTGTCGGGCATCGTGAGTCACCGAGTAGGGCCAGCGGAGGTACTTATAGTACTTATCCGCGTGCACTCGTCGGTTACTGACGGTACTGCCTGGACCATGCTTACATCCGTTCGTTAACTTAGCTACGGTAGGGAAGGGGCCGAAAATGGCCTTCAACTCTTTCCTCGCTAAAACGAAGATCTCATGCAGGTGCCCCCCATTACGCGTCATACCCTTCCACTGAGGATCATTGACCACGGAACATTTCTGATCCGCTGCAATGAACCCCTCAATGGCGGTGGCTATGCGCTCCTGGGGATTACTCCACATGGGATACTTCTTAACGACGGCAGACAGGAGATAGGTTAGACCGGCGTGAGCCGGGCCATCCCATTCTTCACAACTTATACACTGCAAGTCGTGAGACGCGATCCAGGACTCGAGCTTCGAAGCATCCCTTGCACGGATTATTTGTGCAAGAGAGTCGTAGCTCCCTGGATACGCCTCCCGGCCGAAGTCACAGATATGTGACAGGATTTTCCAGGGATAATCCCCGGATACCCTAATGGCGAGGTTCGCCCTCGTCAAGAAATGACGTTTGTTTTGATATTTCATCATAACAACCACTATGTGATCTTATCTACGGAGTCTTTCCAGGACCGGTGCCAGCTTCCTTGTTAAGGAGCGGGCAGTCGGCCGGAGCAGACTCCAAGTACCGCCGTTTGCGAACTTCATCCCGAGTCTTACGACGAGGAAAGAAGACGCGTTCGACGATGAGAAGACAGACTTCTAGAAGTGTTGCCCAAGAGGGTTTCACTCTAGATTTCTCCCTTCTCGATGAGATCATCCATAATGGAGTCATCAATCAGGAGCGCCACTACCTGCATTCGCCTTCTCAGGTTGTCTGCAGGAGTTGCCCCGACAGGGGTAGCGAAGTTGACCTCGATTATATCGGGGGCAACGATGGTACCGTCTCCTGTGGCATTGTCCACTGAGATATCCTCTGTAAACTTAATGCTTACTCGGGATGTTCCCAGATACTCACCGTTCTTCTTTGCAGGAGAGCGGTAGAGCTGGAACATGTCACGGCTGCCGTGTGCGTGATTGTCGCTCATATAAGATGAGCGATTTAACGCGCGTTCCAATAGGGTCCAATCCTTATCTGTGGTTGAACCAGTGTTTGCGGTATCAACCGCTAGTGTGATCACGTTGTCTTGCATGATACGTATTTCCTTTATTTGGAGGTTAAACTCACAATCTCTATTTGAGGAACATTCGTGTTCTCAAGATTGCAAGTAGATCTGTGATTCGTCCGACATTGAGATTTATATCCCAATTAGGAATCGGATTCATCACTGGATTTGCGACTCTCGTCGTAGTCTTGGTCTTCTTAGTCATCTCGATTTCAAGGCCCTGTATACCGTACACTTCGTACGATGTAGCAGGCTTGATATCCCATGTTGTATACCCAGAATTAAGATCCACTTCCGTGGTCTTAAGCCAGGTAGCCAGCACTTCGATGTCTAATGAAGGGTTCAGCGCGGCGATCTTATCCCCTATGTTGATAAACCAATCAACAATAAAGGAAAAGGTCGTTAGATCCCAAGCCGCCTGCATGATCTCATCCAGCCCGAAGGCTTGGATTTGACCTACATTTGTCTTGGGTCTAACTATAGCACCAGCAGAACAGAACACAGAACGTGTTGCTGTTCGGTAGCTTTTGCTATTAGCCATCTCATACCATGCCAAACCGGATATTTCATCCGATGCGGAGTCGGTATCAGACTCGTTCACTGTATAGCGAACGCGCTGAGGTTTGTTTAGCGAACGCAAGGCCTTCGCGGCAGACGAATAATCATAATACAGCTGGCGAATACCATAACGGTATTGAAGCCACTGTTTCGATGCTGGTTTCGCGGCCTTAAACAGGGTTTTAGATCCTGCTTTTAGCCCGGAACCAAGCAACGATTTTGGATTATTCAGAATCCGCATAACAGTATCCCGGTTTTGATTCCGGAATGCGTTACTACGGAAAGTCTTCTGAAGAAATTTGCCCGCTTGGGCAGCTTTCGACAGAAGGGCACCGCAGAGGCTTACGGTTTGCTTAAGCTCACCTAAGGACACCAATAACTGCATTGGCGCGGCAGAAAGCCGCGCATGAAGCTTGGAAACACAGATGTCTCCAAGATATGCAGTATTGATAACCGGCACTCCCAGGTCAAGTAGGTTCTGACTGAACCACTCGGCTGGGTAGTTGTAATAGGTGGTGTCATTTCCACTCACGACTACGCCATTCGAATCCAGTTGGTAACGCGAGAAAGTCGCGTCACAAACTGTTTGATGGATTTCCGTCTTCACGTTCTGATAGCTGTTGTTAACTATCTGACCGTGTCGACGGCGCCACCAATAATTGGGGTCGGTTGTATCAACCGTCCAATTAGACTCGAATTTCGGGTTTCCCTTTGCAGGAAAGCCCGAATTGTCGCGTATCGTTGTGTTATAGACTTGCTTAGTGATAACGTCTGTGCTAACTGATTTAAAACCAGGTAGCGGCGTTTCACCGGCCAAGATCTCCGATCTGGTCCTGTTGCCTATGATAGACATAATGATCCTTTCGGTTCGTTATGAAGACCCTAGGAACAAGACCAGAAGCCAAGGACAGATACCTGCCCCTAGCTTCCGCTCGACTCAGGTTGAGCCAAGCGAGGGCCAGAATGTCGTGACATCATGTCGCGAC